TGGAAGTTATTTACAAACTTTGTTGCAAAACAAATCAGGCACTGCAGGAGCCTCTACCAACTACGTACTAAGTAATGACTTAGGCACGGACTCATCTTATTATGGTGAGTTTGGTATGAACTCGTCTGTGTTTAGTTCAGGTACTCCTGTTGATTTTTATAGTATTAATAATGGTGTTTATTTCTCAGGACATGATGGTGATGTGTCTGTTGGTTCTGGTAATGGTTACAAAACATACTTAACCTACGGTACAGCAGGACAATCATCTCACGTTATTAACGCTTCAGGTGCTATTGGCTTATCTACAAACTTAGGTACAACTCCTGCCCTTAGTGGTACAACTGGTTATGGCACTTCAGGCTATTTAATGCAATCAGGTGGTTCTGCTGCCTCCCCAACATGGGTAGCACAATCAACTATTGCGGCTGGTTCTGCAACAACTGCTACAAACGCTACAAACATAGGTATTACAGACGATACAACAACGGCTACTTCTGTTTATCCAACCTGGGTAACAACCACAACTGGTAACTTACCAGCCAAAACTGCTTCTACAAAATTAAGTTTTGTTCCTTCTACTGGAACTTTAACTGCAACAGCTTTTAGTGGCTCTGGAGCATCATTAACTGGTATTTCAGGAACAATATCTTGGCAATCTGTTCAAACATCAAATTTCACAGCTTCTTCTGGAAATGGTTATCCTGTAAATACAACTTCAACAGCAATTACAGTTACTTTCCCTGCAAGTCCGTCTGCTGGAAATATTATTATTTTGACTGATTATGCTGGTACATGGAATACAAAAAATGTCACTATTAATCCAAACGGAAATAAAATAATTAGCGAAACAGCTAATCTTTTATTGCAAAACCAAAGAGAATCAGTTTCATTTGTATATATAGATTCAACACAAGGTTGGTTGCCTTATTCTGGTTTTCAAGATGCTATACCTGTTTCAACTACCTATACCGCTAGTTATTTAGCGGTTGCTGGTGGTGGCGGTGGTGTTAGCGGTGGTGGTGGTGCTGGTGGTTATCGAACATCTACTGCATCTTTAAATGCCGGAACAACTTATACAATAACTGTTGGTGGCGGTGGAAGCGCAGGCTCTAATGGTTCAGATTCTGTAATTTCGGGTTCAGGATTAAGCACTATTACTTCTGTTGGTGGAGGTGCTGGAACATCTGCTGGTAATAATGGCGCAAGTGGTGGCTCAGGTGGCGGTGGCGCAGCTTCAGGAAGCGGAACAACTACAGGTGGTTCAGGTACATCAGGACAAGGAAATGCTGGCGGTGGAAATGTTGGATTTACTTCTGGGCCATATCCATCAGGCGGTGGTGGTGGTGCTGGTGCAACTGGTGCAAACGCAGTAAATTCTACAACTTCAGGTGCTGGCGGTAATGGAACTGCATCTTCAATTACTGGTTCTTCTGTCACTTATGCTGGTGGTGGCGGTGGTGCTACTTATATTGTAGGAAACCCATCTGGTGCTGGAGGTTCTGGTGGCGGTGGTGCTGGAAATGGAGTTGGAACAGGAACTGCTGGAACAGCAAATACAGGTGGCGGTGGTGGTGGAAGCTACTCTGCTGGAACAGGTGGGGCTGGTGGTTCAGGAGTGGTTATTCTTTCTGTCCCAACTTCTAGGTACTCAGGAACTACAACTGGAAGCCCATCTGTTACTACATCAGGTTCAAACACTATTCTTACTTATAATTCATCAGGGAGTTACACAGGATGAGTCATTACGCTAAAGTCCTTAATGGACAAGTTATTCAAGTTATTGTTGCTGAATCTGATTTTTTTAATATTTTTGTAGATTCATCACCAGGTCAATGGATTCAAACTTCTTACAATACAAGGGGTGGTATTCATTATGGTGCTGATGGGCAACCTAATGGCGGTATAGCATTAAGAGCAAATTATGCTGGAGTTGGCTATACCTATGATTCAGTAAATGATGTATTTTATGCACCACAACCTTATCCATCTTGGACTATTTCAGCACCTACATGGATTTGGCAAGCACCAACACCTATGCCTAATGATGGTAAAGCATATATTTGGAATGAACCCACATTAACTTGGATTGGAATACCGACATGATTAAACTAACAGTACTTGGTCTTTCCGAAGATGAAGTAAAAGCATTGGTGGGCTAAGTAATGTTTGGACGTTATCCAAACTCAGCAGCACCTTTTGCAGGATCAACTGTTTCTTTAAAGACTCAGTTATTAAGTGTTAGTGTAACGGCTGCAATTTCAATAGTTAAAGTTATTCGTAAAATAGTATCTATATCGTCTACAGCTACTATTTCTTTCCTTAAAACTTTATCTAAAATATTAAGTGTTTTAGTAACAGCTACAGTTAGTTTATTTCCTTTACGTGGTAAAAATTTATTAGTATCTGTTTCTACCACAGTTAGTTATATAAGAGCTATTAATAAAATAATGGCTACTATTACAGAAATGACAACAGTAGTATTAACAGATATTGCAATGCACTTAGTTGCTTTATCTAAAGTAGTTACTGGTAGTCCTACTATTATAAAAGCTATTAAAGTAACTAAAAGTATATTATCTACTTCAATAGTGTCATTATTTAAGTTAGTACCTAGAACCTTTAATATTGCTTCTACAGCAACTATTAGTATTATTAAAGGTATTTACAAAACTATAACAGATTCAGTTACTGCTACGGTTAGTTTAGCTAGACATTTAATACTTGGTAAAGTTTTAAGTGTAGCCGTTACAGGAGCAGTAAGTCTTAAAAAGCTTGTAAATAAGTTGCTTTATCTTCAAAGTTATGTTATAATAACAATGACCAAGGGACTGCAACATTTATTTACAATATCAGTTACTGGTTTTGCCAGTTTATTAGCACAGGTTTCTCCTATCTTTGGAGCAATCTCCAGCAATGTATATTACGCTATACAGCGACTACGCAGTATAGATTTGGTTAAAATCAGAACTATTTTCTTGGATAAAAATAATGGCAAATAGCTTTACCTATAAAATAACTAGCGAGAATGAGTTATTTACTTTTAATTATAGCCAGGTATTAGATCCTGCAGAGACTATTAGTTCTGCCACCTGCACTGCTATTACTATGAACGGTACAGATACTAATCCTTCTGCTATCCTTTCAGGTAATCCTACTATCAGTGGTGCTAACGTATCACAGCGTATTATTAATGGTGTAGATGAAAATACTTATCGTTTAGAAATGGTAGCTACTACTTCTTACGGAAATATCTATACAGCCGTAGGTGATTTACCTGTTTATACTGCAGGCTCTAATCTGATATGAGCTATACTCCAAGCTATCTACGTGGCGATTGGAAAGCCCTGTGTGATGTTTGTGGAAGACAAGTTAAAGCTTCTGAGCTAAGACAACGTTGGGATGGTTTTAAAGTAGATGATCGTTGTTGGGAACCTAGGCAGCCTCAAGACTTTGTAAGAGGTGTTGCTGACTATCAAGCTCCTCCATTTACTAGACCAGAACCAGAATGGATTTTTGTTGAGATACTTCCACAAAACGATAATTTAAGAGTCGTTAATGGCTATTTATTTAATACACAACTTTTAGGATAAACTATGGGCTATCCATTATTTACAAACAATGCAGCAACAGGAATGGTATATCCTATTTCGTCTTCTGCAACAACGCTTATCGTCAACGGTGGTTCAGGAAGTTTATTCCCTGCACCTACTGGTGGTAACTACTTTATGTTAACTTTGATTAGTCAGTTAACAGGTAATATGGAAATTGTACAGTGTACTGCTAGAAGTGATGATACATTTACCATTGTTAGAGCACAAGAAGGAACTACAGCACAAGCTTTTGCTATTGGTGATGGCGTACAATTACGTATTACTGCAGGTAGTTTAAGTTCTATTACTAATCCTGTAGTAGTTGACAGTGTAATAGCAGGCACAGGTATTGGTGTATCTTCCTCTACAGGTAACGTAACAATTAGCAATACTGGTGTGTTATCTGTAAACGGTTCTACAGGTACTGTTACTGTTCAAGGAGTCCCTAGCGGTTCACTTTTTATGTGGCCTACAAGTACTGCACCGACTGGGTATTTAAATTGTGATGGTACTGCAGTTTCTCGTACTACTTATGCAGCTTTGTTTTCGGTTGTTAGTACTACTTTTGGTACTGGTGATGGAACAACTACATTTAATTTACCAAACTATACAAACCGTATGCCTTACGGAACTACTATAGGTTCTACAGGTGGCTCTACTGATGCAATTGTAGTAAGTCATACACATACTGCTACTGTAACCGATCCTGGACATAATCATTCATATACAACTTATGTAAATGTAAGTCAAGGAACAACAGGTGGTGCATCTGCACAAGCCCCAACTAGCGGAACAACAGGTACAGCAGTAACTGGCATTTCTGTAGCTAACGCAACTGCTGGTGTAAGCGGTACAAATGCTAACTTACCTCCGTATCTCGGTATTAACTTCATTATAAAGACTTAATTATGACTATTGTTATTATTGCTAAAAATACTGATTCTGTTTTTAAAGATGGTGCATCTATTTTAAACTTAGGTCTTTTAATTCCTGAAGGAGTTATAAATTTATATTGGTTTGGTGTTTCAGGTTATATTGATTCTGATGTTCGTACAAACATCACAGAACTTCCACAATGGGCTTTAGATTGTATTGCTAAGTTTGAGGCTGCTTTACCTAAACCACCAGTACCTCCTACACCTACAGAAGAATGTTATACTATTGCTTGTAGTTTATTAAGTGCTACTGATTGGACTCAAATCTCTAATTGTGGTTTATTAAACGTTGCAGCGTTTACTGCTTATAGAGCAGCAGTACGTCAATATGCTATTAATCCAGTAGACAACCCAACATGGCCTGTTAAGCCAACTGAACAGTGGAGTTAATAGTGTCTGATTTGTTAGAAAACAGAGTAGTCCGTCTTGAAGTACAAATAGATAATCACGAAGAAGATATTAAAGAACTTCGTGGTAGTCATACGGACTTAAAAAAAACTATGAGTTCTATAGAAAAGAACTTAGCACAAATTAAGTACATAGCAATAGGTGCTTTAGCTGTTGTTGTAGCACAGTCTATGGGTGTTGATAAAGCAATTAAACTATTATTTGGAACTTAAATGTCTAGTACTTTTACCGTTACACGTGACCAGATTATACAACTAGCTTTACGTAAGTTAGGTGTTCTTGAACTTGGCGATACCCCTGATGCAGCCACTACTGCAAATGCTTCTTTAGCTTTAAATCTTTTAGTCAAACAAATGGCTACTCAGGGTTTAAAGATATGGAAAGTAAATGAACTGTATATTCCTATTGTTAACGGTCAAACTACCTATTCTATTGGGCCTGCTAGTTTAAATGCTTCTACTGACTTAGATACAGCTAAGCCTTTAAAGGTTATTCAAGCTTGGTTACGTCAGTATACAGTATCTCCTCCTATTGATACTCCTATGCAGATTCTTAGTAAGCAAGAGTATGACACTCTAGGCTCTAAGTTTTCTACAGGTGTTGCTAACTCTATATACTGCAATGTACGTCAGAACTGGAGTGATTTGTATGTCTATTTAACTCCTAATCAGAATGCTGCTTCACAGTATCAACTGTACTTTGTGTGTCAACAACCTATGGATGATGTCAATACAGGTAGTCAAGTTCCTGACTTTCCTGCTGAATGGATGAATACTTTAGTATGGAACTTAGCAGATCAGTTAGCTATTGAATATAGCGTACCTGCTAATCATCGTCAAGAAATTGCCATGAGAGCTAAGACATATCAAGACCAGTTATGTGATTGGGATGTGGAAGCTACTTCTACATTCTTCCAAGCTGACCTTCGTATGGCTAACGTAACCTTTGGAAAACCTAACTAATGCCAATAGTTCGAATTCCTCTAAGCCAACCAATCGAAACAAGAAACGGCTATTTAAACACTGACTCTAAGTGTGTTAATGGTTATTTTGAAGCGACTAACGGCAAGCGAGAGTTTGTTAAGCGTCCTGGTACATCTACGTTTGTTACCTCTCCTACTATGCCTACAGGGCAAGGACAAGGATTAACTTACTTTAAAGGTAATCTATACGCAGTAGTTGATAACGTAATTTATAAGATTGTTCCTAGCACTGGTGCAAGAACTACTGTAGGTACAATGACAGGTCTTATTAATAGTAACTATGCTACTTGTTACTTTGAACAGACTTTAAACAATACTTATCTATTTGTTCATAATCAAGTAAATGGTTATGTTATTGATGGTAGTTCAGGAGCTTTTAGTCAGGTTACTAATGATTCTATTGCTGGTGTTACTATTCTTACTGGTGGTTCTAATTATTCTAGTGATGTTACCGTAGCTATTTCAGCCCCTTCAGGTGGTGGAACAACTGCTACAGGAACTGTACAGCTTACAAGTGGTGTAGTCACAAGCATTACTATTACTAATAAAGGATCAGGCTATACACCTTCTGATACTATTACTTTTACATTTACAGCTACTACAGGCTCAGGAGTAGCTGCTTCTGCTCAGCTTAGTGGGTTTCCTTCAGGGCCTTTAGTCCCAGGTGCTTGCTACTTAGACACCTACACTGTTATTGCAAGCCCTAATGGTGAGATTTATACATCTAATGCTAATGACCCTACTACTTGGAATGCTTTAAATTATATTACTGCTGAGGCTGAACCTGACCAGTTAGTAGGAATAGGTAAGCATTTAAACTATATTGTTACTTTTGGGCAATGGTCTATTGATTGGTTCTATGATGCTGGTACGTATCCAGGTTCCCCTTTGGCAGTTGCTGCTCCTTACCATATTGAGCTTGGCTGTGCTAACGGAGATTCTATCGTTAGTTTTGAGAACATTATAGTCTGGGTAGGTACTTCTAGAGATGCAGGCCCTTCAGTCTATGCCATCTCAGGAACAGCCCCTACAAAGCTATCTACACCTTTTATTGACCGTATTTTACAGAATAGTACCCTAAACGATATTAGGGCTTATTCTTTAAGAATCAATGGACATACTTTTTATGTCTTGACATTAGCTGATTTAAATGTTACAATAGTATACGATGTAAATGAAAAGGTTTGGACTCAATGGACTATGTGGGCTATTGGGGATGCAGACTCAGGTGTTCCAGGAATCTATGCTGAACAGTATTTCCGTCCTAGTTTCTTTACACAGATTAGCGATACTTACTATTTGTTAGATGACGATAATGGCACACTATACACGATGTCTGATCATGTGTACAATGATTCTGGTGCTCCTATTTATTATCGTACTGTAACAGATATTATTGATGGTGGTACTACTAAGCGTAAGTTCTTTGGTCGTTTAGAGATTGTAGGAGATAAAGTCCCTGCAGTTATGAACATTAGACATAGTGATGATGACTACAAAAACTGGTCTCCTTATCGTGCAGTAAACTTAAATAAGACTCGTCCACAGGTGTACCAAAGTGGTGCAGCACGTCGTAGAGCATGGGAGTTCCTGTGTACAGATAGTCAGCCTTTGCGTCTCTTAGCAGCCGAGGTTGACTTTGATATTGGTGAGTTGGAAGAAAGTGCTCCTACGGAGTTACAATATAGGACTTAATAATGATTACTTATCAGGTAGAGAAATATTCAGATGTGATTCCTGAATTAGCAGTTCTTTATCCTGAGCATTATGAAGAAGTAGAAGCACCTGTAGCAAACAATGAAGTACTTGATCTTGACTGGGATCAATATAAGAATTTAGACAATGCTAGAATGATTCAGCTTGTCACATGTAGAAGTGATGGAGAATTGATTGGTTACATTCTCTACATTATATCTAGACATCTACATGTAAAGACTTGTTTAACTGCTTACGAAGATATTTACTTTTTACGTAAACAGCATAGAAAAGGTAGGACAGGCATTAAACTGTTCCAATTCGCTGAACAGTCTCTTAAGAGCCTGCATGTTAATAAAATACTCTGTTCCACAAAAGTACATCAAGATAATAGCAAGTTATTTGAGTACCTTGGCTACAGATTCGTTGAAAAGCTATTTAGCAAATATATTTAAGGAGTTCTCATGGGTGGCATAGTAAGTTCAATCTTTGGTGGTGGCGGTGGAGGCGGTGCATCAGCACCTGCAAC